CTTTCTGAAAGCGTCCGTACCGGCTGCCGACGATTCGCCAAGGAGGTAATTGGGCTTGTCTGTATTGCGATAGACGTTGCCCATAATCTCGCTGGGAGGGGGTGGTTTGCCCAGTAGGTGGGCGGGGACAGATTTATGAGCTCCCGTTTTCGTGAAAACGATGTCGGGCTCAGTCTGGAAGTCGTCTCCAGACTTGGCCTTTTCTCTCTCGGCTTTCTTCCGGTATAGCTTCTGCGAAACCGCGTAGAGTCCCAGAGCTGCTGAGACAGAGGCCGCGAAGCGAAAGTTGCGAGACTTTGCGAGTCTGGACTCCCGCATGTCGTGAAAAGCTTTGCGAGATTTCTTGCGGATGTAGGCGTAGCTTGGGCGCCACTTGAAGGTGACGTACGAGAGGCGCCTGTTGATCCCTTCATTGAACGAATCGACGTAAGAGGCTACAGCGTAAGAGGCCACGCTGGCAACCACCTTGGAAGTGAGGGAGAAGACGATGATCGAGATTATGTAGATGAAGAGGTAGAGCACGCTGTTCATGAGAAGCGAAATTCCCTCGTACGGTGAGAGAAATAGCGACAAAGAAGTGTCTGGAGGAGGCGTGTTGGACGATGCGTTTGTGATAAGCTCGTTACCATCTTGGTCCAGCCCTTCTGGAGGGCTGGAGGGGCTCTTCTTGTCCGCGTGGAGATCAACCATCTCGACAGAACGAACAGAAGACTGGCTCACGCCGATGTAAGCCATGAGACGAGCAGCTACAGAAGGTTCTGCTGGGGGCTGCGTCGGTCCCGATGTGGGGGTAAGCGTTGGGTTCCGCCGCGGGAACTCACAGGCTTCGCAGTAGTACAGATTGTGAATGCTGCACTGCTCACCAGCGTCGATAGCGGTGTTGACGACGTCTTCGTCGCCACGAGAGGAATGGAAAGCGCGAGCCTTGGCGCAAACCCAGTCCTTCATCTGGCTTACCTCCATCCATTGCTCATGCTCGTCACCTCCTTGCTTGACCTCGATAGTCTTGAAGCCGTTGGGAGTGGCTTGCATGGGGAAGCACTGGACAGCGTCGTTGAAGCCAGGCATCCCGATAGAATCACCATAAGCTCTAACGAGCTTAGGGCAAACGCCTCCCTCAGGTCGCTTGAACTCAGGCTTGACC